TCACCGAAAAAACGAGATTCGTATGGTATCCGAAGCCGCCGGAGTAAAGCCGCTCTATCCGATCTACATACCGTCCAAGGGCAGGGCAGATAGGCCGTACACGATCAAGCTCTTGAACCGCGACCACGTGCCGCACTACGTCGTCGTCCAGCCGCAAGACGCTGAAGCGTACTCGGCCATCGTTCCGTCCGAGCGCCTGCTTGTCCTGCCGCGAAACAACGACTACGACGGCGCAGTAATGGCGCGCAACTGGCTTTGGGATCACGCTCAACGGACCGGAGCGAAGTGGTTCTGGCAGCTCGACGATAATATACGTGGCATGTACATGGTCGACGTAAACAGGCGGAGAACGACGCCCATCGGCTGGACTATGCGGGCAATGGAAGAGTTCTGCGATCGCTATGAGAACGTCGCCCAGGCCGGCCCAACGTACTCGCAGTTTATTCACGATATCTCGAACCCTAGGAGCAGGAGTTTCAAGCATTTCCTGCTTTTCAACTCCCGAATCTACTCGTTTACGCTTACCAGGACGGATATCCCGTTCCGCTACGAGCTACGCTACAACGAGGACACCGACATAAGCCTGCGCATTCTCAAGGCCGGGTGGTGCACGGTGCTGTTTCGCAACTATAACTGTTCCAAGATTAGAACGATGATGCTCAAAGGTGGCAATACTGACGTAATGTACCGTCAGACGGAAGACTTCGACGGGCGGCTGGAAATGGCCAAGGCGTTGTACCGCCGGCACCCGGACGTGACGCAGATTCTGTGGAAGTGGGGCAGGTGGCAACACCACGTCGATTATCGGCGATTCGCCGGCAATAAGCTGAAACTGAGGCCCGAATATGCTGCAGATGCGTGCAAAGAGAACGGGGAGATGAGCAGTGGGAGTATCTAACGCTACACAAGAACGGCGATGGTGGGCGAAGTTCTTCGAGATGCTCGCCGATACTGGCATAGTGTCGCACTCGGCTAAAGCGGCGGGCGTGAGCCGGAAGACTGTCTACGAGTATCGGAACAACTGCTCGGAGTTCTCGCGGCGCTGGGATGAAGCGGAACAGCGCGGGCTGGACATGCTGGAGGATATCGCCCGAAAGCGTGCGATGCAGTCGAGCGATGGGCTGATCATGTTCCTTCTCAAGCATAAGCGCCCGATGACGTACAACCCTCCGGCGCAAGCTCAGGTGCAAATGGATGTCGCTAACCTATCCGACGACGAACTGCAACGCGAGATTGCTGATCTTGAAGCGCGAATCCTTGCGGCGTCTACTGCCGGCGGGAACAGCGACAGCTGATCTCCCTTACGCCGAATGGCTTGAAGCGACGTATCCGCGCGACTGGTACCTGCCGCGACACATACGACGTGTCGGGCGAGACGTGGACGACGTTCTGCAGGGGCGATGCGACCGTCTGGCCGTGAGAATGCCGCCTCGGCACGGGAAGACCGAGAACGTGACCGTCCGGCTCGCTGTCCGAATGCTGGAGATCGACCCGACCGCGAACGTGCTGATCTCCGGGTACAACGAGCGGTTCGCCCGGCGATTGGGTCGTAAAGCCCGCAACTTGGCACAAGGCCGGATCGCGATTGCACCGGACAGCATGGCGGCGGATGAATGGCACACGACCGCAGGCGGCGTGCTGATGACGCGTGGGATGGGAAGCCCGCCGACTGGAACCGGCTTTCGCCTCCTGGTAATCGACGACCCGATTAGAAGCCGAGAAGACGCTGAAAGCGACGTCAAGCGCGAGGCCGCGTGGGATCACTACACAGACGACCTTCTAACGCGCCTAGAGCCCGGTGGCTCGATTGTTATCGTGATGACACCGTGGCACGAAGACGGTCTGGACGCGCGGGCCGTTGCAAGCGAGCCGGGCAAGTGGCGCGTGCTTTCGCTCCCTGCCCTTGCGAAGGAAGACGATCCGCTTGGCCGTGCGCTAGGTGAACCGCTATGGCCGGAACGCTACGACACCGAGTCGCTCCTACGTATCAAAGCGATCATGGATCAGAATGATGGCGAACGGTCCTTCGAATCTTTGTACCAACAGAATCCTCAGCCGAAGGAAGGCTCGATCTTCAAGCCGGACCGAATACGAATCGTGGATGATCCGCCGGCGCTTGTTGTCACTCTCTGCCGAGCTTGGGACTTCGCGGCGACGGCAGGGGCGGGCGACTACACGGTCGGCGTGCTGATGGCCAAGGCGGCGGATGGATCGTTCGGCGTGCTCGACGTCGTTCGCGGGAGGTGGGCACCGGACGAGCGGGATGCAATGATGCGCCGAGCGGCGGAGATCGACGGACACAACGCAGTTATCAGGATACCGCAAGACCCTGGGCAGGCCGGGAAAGATCAAGTGTTGCACATGGCGCGAATGTTGGCAAGCTACAACATGCGAAGCCTGCCGGTTACCGGGGCTAAGGAAGTCCGAGCGTCTGGCCTCGCGTCTCAAGTGAACGCCGGGAACATCTGGGCGATCCGCGGACGCTGGAATCACGCATTCCTCGCCGAGCTACGATCGTTTAGGGAGGGATGCTTGCACGATGACCAGGTAGATGCGTGCGCTGATGCATTCGCTGAACTGGCAGGCGTGCGCCGAATGCGCCTCTTAGGGGAGGTCTGAATGCAAGCTCCGGTGTTCTGGGTGCTGGCGCAGGTGGCCGGTGGTGTTCTGCTAATCGGCCTAGCTGCCCTGCTACTTCTCATTGCGGCCATTTGGCTGCGCGGATGGGTGGGCAAATGAGTATTCGCGACACCCTAAAAGCCGGGCTCAAGGGCTTCCGCTGGTCGGGCATAGGCGGGCAGGACCAGGCGAGCTATAACGTGTACAGACGGCAGAACCTCCTTTACTGGAACCTGCCAGGCACGCAGTCCGATTACGTCCAGAAAACGGGCGATCTTTGGAAAAATAGCATAGTGGGCATATGTCTCAACTGGTGGATGCTCTCGTTCCCGGAGGCTCGATGCATGCCCCGGCGGATGAACGCAGACGGAGAGACAGCAGAGTGGCTCCCAACGCACCCGCTCGCACAGCTACTGCAACGCCCTGCACCGCGTTGGGGCGGTCGGCGTCTATGGAAGGCCACGGTCCTTAGCTATCTTTGCGATGGAAACGCGTATTGGCTCAAGATTCGAGCGAACAATGGGCAGCCCGTTGAACTCCGGTGGGTGCCCCACTTCCAGATGGAACCGAGATGGCCATCGGATGGATCGGCCGAAGTATCGCATTACGAGCAATATGTAGATGGCTCGTGGATTGCGCACCGGGTCGAGGACGTCGTGCACTTCCGTTTCGGGGTCGATCCCGACTGCGTGCGCAAGGGCTTGTCGCCGCTGAAGCAGCAGTTGAGGCAGGTGTTCGCTGACAACGAATACTCGACCGTGATCGCCACGCTGATCGAGAACTTTATGATGACACCGTTCGTTATTGGGCCTAAGGAGTCCGGGATAACCGGGCTCGATGACGACGAGGCAGCACGGTTCACGCGGGCCCTACGCGCACGGACGACGGGCGACAGGCGTGGCGAGCCGTTGTTCATGGGCGAACCGTTCAGTATCGAGAAGCTCGGGTTCAGCCCGGATGAAATGAGTGTCGGGATTCTCAACAATCAGTGGACGAGCCGGACTTGCGCCGCGCTGATGCTCGACCCGATGGTAATCGGCCTGCCAAGTGACACGAACACGCACTATGACAACCGGGAGCAGGCGGAGCGGGGCGGCTGGTACAACGGTATCCTGCCCGTTATGGCCGAGCTATCGGAGGACCTCGACCAGCAGTTACTACCGGACTTCGAGCACGATCCGAGCGTGGAAATGTGGTTCGACACCAGGCACGTTCGAGCGTTGCAACCGGACGAGGATGCGCGGACTAAGCGCCTCGTTCTCGCCGCTGGGGGTCCGATTATGACGCCCAACGAGGCCCGGATGCACCTTGACCTCGACCCGGTACCAGACGGGGATGAACTGCGCACGAAGGGACCAGACCTCTCGCAGCCGGGCGAAGACGTTCCAGACGCGGCGGAAGCGGCTGGCAGGCAGAAGGCAGCGAAAGGGAGTGTCGCACCGGCAGAACACTGCGACACCGATGAAATCGACTGGGCAGGCCGAGTGATTCGCGAAATCGAGGCGCTCGATGCGGTCGGAGCGTAAGGCCGCCGGGGAATGGACGCCGGAAGAGTATCGCGCACTGCTCGTTGCCGCCCGTCGCAGGCAGTTGGTGCTCACGCGCGATAATCTACGCAGGCTCATGGGCACGTACAACTCAGCGGCGAAGTCCATCGTTGCACAGATCAGGGCGATTGACGAAGGCTGGTGGACAGATGAACACGTGATCGACAATGCCCAGCTCCAACAGCTACTCGGCTGGATCGACAAGCGACTGCAAGACCTGACAAGTGATTATCGCGATCTACTCGATGCTGGAATGCTGGAGATCGCGCAGGCGGCGGCAGATCGGGCGCAAGAGGTGGCGGAGCTGGTCTGGAAGCGGGACATCGACCCGGACCTGGTAGCGAAGCTTTCTCAGACGTGGAAACTGTCGGATCGTACGAGCGTCACGGTGCAGTTCGGGTACCTGGCGCAGCGGACCGTGGAGGGGCTCGCCGCTCGTTACTACTCGGATGGGATCACGCTAAGCACGCGGATACACAATCTCACGGCGCTCGGTTACAAAGCCGTGGAGGACGCCATCGTACAAAGCGTCGCAGAGGCGCTAGGATCGACGGAGACCGCCGCTAGGGTCCAAAGGGCATTGGCACAGGGGGGCGAGGATTCTCCCGGCTGGGTGGCCATGAGGATCGCCCGGACTGAACTGATACAAGCGCACCGAGCGACGACGAACGCCGCGACCGTGGATAGGCAGACAGGCGAGCTCAAGCCGTACCTGCTCGGCATTGGATGGGCACTGTCGGCAGGCCATCCTAAGCCGGACATATGCGACATCTACGCGTCTCATGACAGCGGGCTCGGGCCGGGCGTCTACCTGCCGGACGACGTGCCGATCAGTCACCCGAACTGTATCTGCTCGACGTACCAGGTGCTGAAAGCGGCACCGAATATCTATCCGCC